TAACAATACTTATATCCAAGGAGGTCTTCTTAATCTGTAATATTTAACAGATCAGATTCATATCCTTCGAGTTTTCGTAGATCTACTTTCTTTGAAGCTACAACTGTAGAGAAATAACTTTCAATTCCAGTATTCATTAGTGATCCTTTGACTTTCACCAAAGTTTCATTAATCATTTCTGCTTCATTCAATATATCCATTGTATGAGCAGTAAAAATTACATTCTTTGTAGAATTTGCTACATATTGGCTCATAAGCCTTTTGAAATACTGTGCATAATCACCCCAGGCTTTCATGGTATTAGTAGCTGTCAATACATGGACAGTTTCAAACATGTCCATAAGATAAGTCACACTATCAATCACGATAGTATGGATATCTTCTTTGGTTTCTGCCTTTTCAAAAGCTGTATAAACATCATACGGCTCTGTAATAGTGAATTCTTTAAACTTACTTTTAAATGGTAAGCTCTTGTTATTTTCACAATTTAAATAGAAGACACCTTCAGGGTCTTTGATGTTTCGTAAAGACAATGATTTACCAGTAGCGGATTTCCCCGCTATAAGTACCAGATTATGATTCATTTTGTTTCCTTATTATTAGTCCAAAAAACCTTACGAAGTAAGGCTAAGATATATCACGTTTATGTATTGCTTTACCTGCTGTAACCAAGATGGTTCCAAGTATCTCAGTCTCCTCCATTTTATCCTGGAGTTTATTATTGAGAGCTAATACAGCATTCTTAATGTTTTCAATATTCATTCCAGAATCTACTAACATTAATGCATAACGTATCATCTGATTACTACGATTACCTGTACCAGTATTATTTACAAACCATCTCTCTATATTGGATAGAGATTGTTGATCGTTTATAATTTTTTTACGTTCTTCATTCTTGGTAGTTTTAGGAATAAATAACAAGGCATCAAGTAACTCACCATCATTATAAAAATGCTTACCATCATGTGTTTGCCACTTCCTGGCTCGCTGATTAGTTTGAGTATCTACATCAAATGGAAGCCACTCATATATATTAGACATAAAATCACGGTAATCTTTTGCATCTAATTTTAATGTATGGGATAGAGGTAGAATTATTCTGAATCTATTCTTATTTTTTGTATGACTTTTTGTTGTATAAATAAGATATTTAAACTCTTTCAATAATAGTTTCACAGTATCAATAGACACCCCATCATCTACATCTAATGTAACCAGATTAAAGCCTGGTATAGCATTACTCTCTGTACGATAGTTATCTATGAGATGATGTGCTACCCAATGGTAGTTAGGTAACTGAGTCAACTGATGTAATTTATCAAATGGTACAAACTCATTGTTATAATTAGCAGCTAACTCTTGTCCATAAGATATAACAGTTTTATCCAGATTAGTTTCTTGTAAAGCTTCTCCTCTAAGAAACTCAATACCATCATTGAACATCTTCTTAATGATAATATTATGTTGATATCCATAAGAGATAGCATAATTCATTAACTCTCGTTTCTGAGCTTCAGAGCCCTTATAAAACGGCAAGTCCTCAACCAGATCAACATGAGTAACCTCTCTGCCAATTGTAGCTATATAATTAGCTAATTTAACATATGGCCTATCTCTGGTAAGTAATTGCTGTAAAGCTTCTCCAGATACCTCTATAAGCTTAATAGCGTTATACAGGAGATCCTCTGTGATAGTATGCTCATCATCAATAAAAGCATATGCTCCAGCAAGCTTAAGGGCTTTAAAGTATCGATGAGCTAATTCAGCTTTTTGGATATCCATATGATCAGGTAAGTCATCAGCTCTTTCTTCACATTTGAGTTTATAATCCAATAACAAAATACTTACATCTTTAGTTATTCGTATTTTTTTATTCATATTGAGTGCATTAGCTAATTTACCAATACGAGTAGATAATTCTTGTAAAAAAGCATTGGATTTCTTATTAGTTAATACATCATAGACCTCAGAAGCAGTTAATCCTTTATTTCTACTGGATGTTTTTTGATAACCAAATAAGCATCTTCTTGCATATCCTGTTTCCAGGAATGAGATGAACTCTGCTTCGGTCTTACCACCATCAAAGAGCTTGGTAGGTGTTCCAAATAACATCATATTAGTTGGAGTGATGCCTTCCAGTTCTTCTACTCTGGTATTCTCAGCAGTATTCTTGGTTAATTTCTGTTTAACCTTACCAATATCATATAACTCAAGAAATGTGGTTAATACATCAACATTACCCATTAAGTTAGAACCAATTTCATCGATCTCCATATTCATTGATCCGGCTGCTGCCATCAATAATTTGATACGCATCTGCTTAACAGCTGCTGTTGTACCTGAATCAAATGAAAAAGCCATCTTCCCTTGCTCTTCAAATATACGAGTAATCTTAGCTATTTCTTCATCTGGATCACTTGCATTTTTTTGAGCTTGTTTAAGAGCTAATTTTTTAATATGTTTCTCACCAACTAAAGGGAAAGTTTCCTGAAGGAATCTATCTTTAAATTGGTTAATAACCATTTCCTCTACAATATTTGTAGAGTGTCCCTTACCTTGTCCTGAAGGGGCTAAGTTAACGGCATAAAGATTAACTGGTATTACGCCTCTATCATGAGTATCAATAGAAGCTCTCATCATAGATGCTACTTTTGCAAAGTAATAGCCTACCAGTATATGAAAGAATAAATGATTGTTGCTTTGGGTTTTTTTACAGAGAGTTTTAACAAGTTTCTCTGCAGTTTCATTATAAGAGATTGTATCCAGATCTTTCATTATAATTCCTTAATAATCGAAGTAGGGCTTGCCTACAGGTAAATCATCACGGTCAACGTGTCCAAGCCACACTCGAGAGAGTGCTGTACGAGACTTGTTAGTCCCCATGCGTTCATTGATTAATTTTGTGAGATCTTCTGTTGTTTTCTTATTTTTCGGATGAGAGAAGTTATACTGTATAAAATCATCATGAGCACAAATAATAAAATCATACATATACTGCGTATACTTAGTTGTATCACTCTTTTTACGAGGTACGATGTTGCGTACTGTGGATACTGATCCATCAGTCTCTCCGAAAAGGTTAGTAATAGTCTCACTCACTGTATTATACACGTAAGCGAGCCCTACTGCCTTAGATAACCAAGACATATGTAAAGGCATGGTAATTCTCCTATAATTTCAAAGTGTTATTTAATAGATAAGCGTTTTTCTGTGAACAAAGATTATATCCATCACAATATTTACATGCAGTAGGCTCGCCTTTAACTTCTACGATTGTACCTACACCACCATCCTGTCCCATACGTATTTGAGCATCATGTGGGTTACTGAAGTTCTTAGTACTTCGGGTCATTTTGGCTGGGTTTTTGTAATATTTCCATACAGAAGCTTTTTGCCATAAATCATCAGCAGTACATAAAGGTAATGTAGATTCTTCAGCACCTGTGTACTGTTTAATCAACTGAATTTTATCCTTAAGATAGGTTTCAGTTTTTGCAACTGGCATCAAAGGAATTTTATACTCCAGTACCTTACTTTGAGGATATTTTGGATCATTAGCTAAGCCTGGTTTCCAATCAAGAAATATAAACTGAATAGCCATATGGTCTTCAGTAATAATATCTTGGTTTAACCAACGGTAGATACTACCTTGTAAAGCATATTTAGCGTCATTGGATTTACTAATATAACTAAAAGTACTAGTGGATTTAAAATCTTCAAGTCTTCCTTCAATAACGAAATCAAATTTACCAGATAATTTAACACCTTCAATCTCCTTTTCTCTACGTACTTCAAGATAAACAGGAATTTTATCTTCAAGTAATTTTGAGTCTGCTTCTAAAGAGGGGTTGATAATTATCTTATCAATCATGCCTTGAGGATAACCTAATGCTTTTAAATTATCTTCATAGTTGTTTATCCAGGCTTTTTCTATTTGATTATGTATAGAGGTTCCTACTCTAGATGCAACAAGACCACCTATCTCTTTTGATTCATCAGAAGCTGTTGCTCTGCTTCCCAAAATTATTTGTCTTATTGATTTAATAATCCCTGTAGCACTTACATGGTTCTTATCAGGGTTATAATCATAATCATCATGTGCGAGCCATACAGCCATGCTCAGGGCTATTCCTGTGTCATTCTTATACATTATGTTTCCTTAAAGTAAGTTAAAAGGGCTTCTTCGATTAGGTTCAATCCGTCTGTATATCGACTAAGAATGCTACCCCCAATCCTTTATAATCGGAATACCATCCAATAGGACTTCAGCCATTGCCCTTTTTTTTTAATAAGTTAAAGGGGCTTTTCACCCCATTGACTGTTTATATCGTAAGGTAGTTAACAGTTAATTAACCTCTAGCACCTTGAATTCTTATAGTGGGTGCTCCAGCTAGTAAGTATTCCCACTCATGGCTGTAACGTGCTCGCTACGGATGATTTACGCTCATCAAACGGGGTCTGTATTTAAAAGGGTTTCTCACCCTATTCTGGGCTTTAGTTTATAGCATTTACCTCAGTAACATATGCTTTCGTATCCAATAACCGCCTTCGTATTGCGCAGGGTTGTATTACATACTCTCTGTCTTGTCGTATTCTATGCCTTATAGATACAGTACCAAACAGATAATAGGTCATTTTAACGTGTGTTCCACGGATAATTTACGCTTATCAAACGGTTCATATTTTTTGGTTAAGCTATATCCCAGAACCTCTGGCCCAAGCAAACTATTAACGAAAGTCTCCTTTCTCAACGGGTAATTTAAGTTTACCATCACTTTACTATATCAATTATTTCCTGTTTAGTAACACTATTAGGTATGGTGTGGGTAATACTCCAATCAGGATAATATACTTCTACCTCACCACCCAATTTAACAACAGGATGTTGTATTTCTGGAAGACCTTGCCATTCCATACATTCAACTAAATTATCATTTAACCATTTAAGACAGCCCAGATTATTTTTTATTAGAAAGTACTGAGAATCATGTACTTGGGCTATGGGTAGTATATCAAGTCTGTGCTTTGATCTCAAAACCCTACCTTGAAATTCAATACCAGCTCTGTTATTCAACATACCGTAAGACTGTCCCAGAGCGTTACCAGCTGTTCTGGCTTCACTCTTTGATTGCATAGGAGTGGTCTTCTTGTTAAGTAATGTCTGAGCTAATATAGGCGTTCTGAGTCTTAATCCAAAAGCTAATGTCACATAACCATCATGTGTAGCTTTTTCAATCTTATCCTTAACCCAATCATCAGATACTTTATAAAGTTTATGATAATTTTCCTCAATTTGATGAGCTATTTTTGGTTGGAGTCCGATTGTGTTGATGAGGCCATATGCTGTTCCACCATATGTGAGAAGGAACGTAGGTCCTTTAGACTTTTGTCGGAGCTCAGGATAAGTTTTACTAATTGAATTAATGCTCTGTACCGTATCTCTAATTTGATCCATCTCAGAACCAAAATAGCTAAAAGCCCGCAGGCAATGACCGTCATATCCATCTGTATACACCTTCATTTTGTTAGGGTCTCTCGTTGTTAATGCTGATATCTTATCTTCTAATGAAAAGAAATCAGCTCCTGCTAATAACCAACCTTCAGGAGCTACAAAACAGCTTTTAATTGCTTTAGCATACTTGGTTCCTGTGCTTGGTATATTTTGCATATTAGGTTTAGAACTGGAGAGTCTCCCGCTAACAGTTCCTCCTAAATTAAAATTACCATGTAAATACCATCGTCCATCTTCTTTTTTAAAACTTTTATGTTCAAACGCATGTATGAAAGTATTTAAAATAATACTTACTTCAGCTAGATCTATAAGAGCATCAAAAATAATTTCATGATCTGGATCAGTTACCCTATTTTTTAATTTAGCTATGGTTTTAGCACCAGTGGCAGGTAAACCTGTTTTGGTTTTATCTATTACATCGTAACCCATAAACTCATAAAAGAGTTTACGTAAATGTTTGGTACTAGCTGGATTGAAACGAAGATAATTAAAATCTTCAATAGGTTTGACTTTCACTTTAAGAAGAAGGTTTTTCATTATCATTTCTTCTTTACGTAATTGATCTGTGAAGTCAGCTATTAAGGGTTCACTTGTAAGAATATTCTTGGCTATTCGTTGAGTATCTTCCAGTTCTTTTTTTACATCAATAACTCTAACCATATCAAGAGGCATACCTACTAGCTCTTGCTGTAAGATGACCTTAACACTAGGCATCATTATTTCTCTGTAAACATCGAGCTGATTATCATTACACATTTGATCCCAGTACTTGTTATAGGTATACCAAGTAGATAAACAATCAACTAAGTTGTATTCAAGTAATTCTTTCTTTGCAATTTTAGTAATATCGTTAATATCTTCTTCAGCATAATTACCTGCAAACTCATGCGCATTATCTTTTAAAGAAAGGTTATTACCTATGGTTGCATTAGTGGCTAAATAAGTTATTAATTTAGTATCTTCTATGTTTTTAGTTAGTTGTTCTATACCGTAGAGTAAGTTTTTATTATCTAAAGAATGAGTCATGTACAGCTCATAGATAAGTATTTTGATGTCAAAGGTTGCATTATGATAAATGATAGTACCTTTGTACATGTCAAAGAATTTTCTTAACAGCTCTTTTACACCTTTATTCTCTTTCTGCCTGGCTTCTAACCAACCTTTAGGAGTGACATGATCAACACTAAAGGCTACGCCTTCGTGTTGATTCCAAGCAAAAGCAATAGTACCTATCCCTGCTTCCCAGAAATTTAATGAAAAGGTTTCTATGTCACAGGTGAGTACTTTATGAGTATGTAAATTATTAATAGCAGCTTTAATTTGATTAAAGTCTGTAGGATAGTAAGCTGATTTGATTATTGAGGAACCTACAGGTGTGTATATTCCAGTAGTTTTATTGGCTAATGTTGCTATGGCTAGATCAAGTTTATCTGATAGTTTTGGATTATAGTATATGGCAGAATAGTTAACTCCCAGGACTATATCCATGTGAGTATAACCATCGATAGCACATTGAAGTACATAACCATAATGAGGATCTGCTTTACCCTCTTTGGTTAATGTCTTGAAGTACATTGCATCACATACAAATATAGTAGTAACGCCTAAATTATCTAAGGCTTTAAGAGCCTTTTTAAGGTACGCTTTGGCTATTGTAGCCGTTACCTTACCCTTCGGGTTAGTATCAACGTCAAATGCGATAATACGGTCATTAGATAGGCCTTTATTCTCTAATGGTTTGATATAATACTGTCGTAACTGAGTCTCTACTAATTGAGGTGGTTTAATTAATAAAGCAACATCATATTTAGCATTAGGTGTGAATTCTATGTGTCGCATTTAGCTCTCCGGGTAACTGATATATGTATTAGGAAAAATATCAAAATCCCATGGTTGACCATGTTCTTCAATATCATTACTGTCTTCACCTACACGAAGAAAACCAAAAGGATAACCTGTACGTGCTCCTGCTGCCTTTGAACCATCTGGTTTAATTAATCCTGTTAATTCGTGTTCTTTTTCTAATTTTTCAAGAAATGCTGTCATTTGGTCAACATCTTCATATCCTGCATACCATTTGTATCCTTCAAATACCCAGATATATGCGCCAATACTTTCAATAAGAACCTCTCTTTCATCATTAAATAATGTAGGAAAGGTTCCGTCATCTAATATTTTTTCCTTTAAATAGATCTCTTTAGTCAACGCTATAACAACATCTGATCGATATCCCATAGGTTTATCTCCTTTTTTATATATACTCATTTATTGAGTAAATCAGTCATAAGCTGTTGTTTATATACATTTATATCGTCTTTAGTAGACTCTCTGAATTGATGTACTTGTAGGTTAGTAACAGTCATTTTACTTTTTTCTGCTGCTAACCGTACAGTAGGACCAAAATGTTCCCACATTTCTTCATGAAATAAAGCATATAAATCTTTAAATGATTCAGCTATGTTGAGTCCTTTGGTAAAATAACCATGCATTACTGCTTTACGATCATTTAACTGATCTCTTTGATTAGCCAAGCTTCTAAATAGAGGCTCAAGAGCTGGATGAGGAGCTGCTTTTTCCATCCATGATGGATACGCATGATTAACACCAAAAGTATCACCTTCAAAAGTTACAAGAGGACTTGATTTCTTTATGATCATATTATTCTGTTTAATAGCATCAGCTATTGCAGCACCTAATTCCATTTGTTGTACTCTAAATATCTGGCTAACTACATCTTCTCGAAATCTTGGTTTAAATTTATCTTGAAACTCAGACATAGTTATCCCCTATATTTTGCTGGTAATTCTCCGTATAAAACTACTTTGTTTGCTGCTCTTGTTACTGCTACGTGTAACATACGAGCTGTTACTGCAGGTTGATGGCATTTACCTATATCAGTCAGGTTAATATAAACAGTATTATAAGTAGAGCCTTGAGCTTTATAGACCGTACATGCGTGTGTAGCACGTAAGTCTGCAAAGCTATTCTTCATATTAAAATACTTACCCCAAGAGTTTTGAGGCTTAGCTATAATTGCTTCAGCATTGAGTAAATTTTTTACTTCTTTTTGTGACTTAGGTTGGAATACTCTTATTTGATTATTTAATTCAATAAAATAACCATCTAAGCCATGCCTGGTATCTGTCTGTACATCAGTAATTATTGCCATTTCTTCAGTTTGGAAGAAAGTTTGGCTATTATGACGTATTGGTTTATTAGTAACGACAGCTTCACCTATAACAAAGGCATCACTATTAGTATGTAATTTACGGATATGCTTGTTATATGCTTCTACAGTGGTATTGCTCCAAGCAATAATCTTAGAGTCATTTGGTTCAAAGTCAGGACGAGTATAATCAGCCTCAACCATAGCCTGTAGCTCTGGTCCTGTAACATGCTGGATTACTTTTCCATCGGGAACTATCTGGGGGAATTTCCCAGTATCAACTGCTTTCCTGAATCCTGCTGCTAATTGAGCTATAGGTCCATCTGCTGTAAAGCGTTTAGATCCTTTGAGTTTTACATTCAAAGGTATTTCAGTGAATATAGGACATTCTGGTTCTTTGAAAGAAGATAATTGATATCGATCTCCAATATAAAGAACCTTACAGTTAAACGTATTACGTCTAATTATTTTTAATAAGTTACTATCAACATACCCGGCTTCATCAACTATGATTAAAGTATTCTTAATAAACTTAATATCATCTCTGGTTTGCTTTAAAGAAACTGCACCTGTCTTGTGATCTTCACTAACCTTCAATGACATGGTTTTATGAATAGTTTCAGTAGGTTCTTTAATAAAACTATGTAATACAGCTGCTGCTTTATTAGTTGTAGCTGTAGACATGATGTTAGTTTTGCCATAACTATCTGAGATTAATCCAAGTAAGCTGGATTGATTACGTGCTACTTCAATCAGATGCTTGGTAAGGAAGCTTTTACCACATCCAGGATAACCTTCAATTACCATCTCATTCTTTGTTGAATCGAGTAGGAAATCGAGAAACTTATCCGTAGCTTCCTGTTGTTCAGGAGATAGTTGCATAGTGTGTCCTTATGGGATTTTTTGTAATCTTCTTGTTACAATAATACAATCATCTATATTAGTGCTTTCAAAATTACATGTTGGTTTTCGACCATTGATTACAAAGAATTTACATTCTTTACAATCAACAATATTACAGTATGTCTCAGCCGTTTCTTTTTGATAGGCTACTTCGAATGAATTCATTATTATTCACCTTCTATATCCATATCTAAGATATGTGACATTTTCTTATCAATATATTCTTTCTCACTCATTACAATAAGACTAGGGCTTTGGTTTGAAAGTATTGGTGATATTCTATCACTTTTCAACTGTTCAGCATGCTCAAATAACTCCATTAAAGCTATTCCTGCTTCATATGGAAATACATATTCTTTGCCCCAATCAAATTTGATTGAAATAAAGTTTTTATTAAGTTTAAGTAATTCAGCTCGAGTAGGTTTTTTTCTCTTTCGTTCAGTTGCCATGTCAGTTCCTTGTATTTACATGAATCATTTTGCCAAATTTAACAGTGGCATTAGGATTATTAGTTACTATCCATATAACAGGATAGCCTGGGTCTTCTTCAATTCTTGCACAATGAAGATCACTGAATACGATAAGTACTGTAGGATTTTTATCTTTATAAAAATCGAATACAGGTTGTAATCTAGTTCCACCTCTACCTGTAATCTTGATACTTGCAACATCATCAGTTTCATTTAAATGATGTACATTGTTAATCTTGGTATCAAAATCAATAATGGTGAATAGTTTTGGATTCAAGATATCCTTAATTCCACCCATTTCTGATAAGAACATTCGAATATCATTATCAGTCACAGAGCCACTTGCATCTAATGCACCAGCTACTTCAGTCAGTGCTTCACTATACAAACTGGGTAAGAAATGATTAGGAAAGAATCTACGATTAGGACGTTTCCATGTAAAATCATCTTTAGCAAAACCACTTACAAAATTCTGTAATAAGGCTTGCCATGGTAATTTAGGATGAAGTAGCTTATCAATTACTACTGCTATTTCACCTGGTAAGTTACCAAAGTCCTCACCACTCATTTTAGCCTGCGTAGCGGCTCTTACAATGATGTTATCAAGGTGATCTTTCAATCCCTCTTTCTTTTTACTATCTCCCTCTCCGGGTGGTAAGATATCACAATCATACCCACCCCCACCTTCAGGTGTTGGAGGTAATAAATCATATACTTGTTTGGTGTGCATATTACGATATTGGCTATCTACACATCCATTGGGAGGTAATTCATATCCCTGGTCTTGTAACATAATATTGATTACATAATCACCAGCTCTATTCCAACGCTCAGGATCTAATCCAAGACCCCTAACCATATGTTCAAATGCAGGATGCCATGCCTCATGAGCCAATAAGCCTATTCTTGCTTTAGGAGTTAAACTCATAAAGTAATCAGGATTGACTAATAAATCATATCCATTAGTGCCTGCTGTAGGGACACTTTTATTCCATGCATGCTTTAAGCTAAAGAGTATATGGCTAATAAATACACTCTTATGTTGGCTCATAATACCTACTTTGGCTTTATTGAAAGCACGTTGTAAGTCAGTATTCATTACAATAGCTCCTGGGCATTCTGTGTAACCCATTTCTTGATAGATGAATGTTCTTTAAGTGCTGTGTTCTTCCGTACACAACCTTTCAAAGAGATAATCTGAAATTCAACTGGTAAGCGTTCAATAGCATGGATTAATACATCCATGTTATCTACTTGAGCATAAGAGGAAATCAAACCACTGATAGCATGCATTATGCTTGGCTCATTATCAGGAATACTGAAAGTCTTTGGACCACTCAAAATATCTTTAATAGTAGGTAAAGATTCAAAAATCTCACAGTAACCTACAAACTCTCTGGCTATACCTTCAGTAATTGTACCTGCCATTACTGGTAATTTTTTAAAAGTGATTTCTTTCCATGGCTTAATAATATCGCTCTGGAAATGCCAGGTTCTGGGACAAGCAAATGTATGATCAGTATGATCTGGATCAAATTTATGCAATAGATCAGGAGTGAACTGTAAGAAAGATACAATTCGGTGATCTATATCATTCTGTTGAGCCCAATAAAACCAATCTTTTGCATTAACTATTAGTTCAAAGTGAATCATTCTGGATTGGAGTGCAGTACTGATACGATTAACAATTGCTCTATCTGTTAATAGATTACCTGCAGCCATCATGGCTACTTTAGGATGCAGTTTATGCTGTCCTACCATTTTATCCAAAACTATCTTATAGGCGGCAGCCTGTACACTCATAGGTGCAGATGGGAATTCATCAAATAAGATTAACCATCCCTTGTATCCTTCAGGAATTGGATCATCTTCTAATGGAAAAGTATCCATTGGTACATAACCTGCTTTCCCTGTTTTCTTATTTACCATAGGGAAACCAAGTAAATCTGTTGGATCACATTGAGCTAATCTCACATCAATGAGTTTAAGCTTTTGCTCAGCAGCTATCTGAGCTGCTATGGCTGATTTACCAATGCCTGGGCTTGATACCATCATTGGTACTTTATCAGCTCTTAAAACATCTGTGAGAAACTCTGGGGCCTGTCTAGGCGTAATTTGAATAGACATAGTTATTCCTTAAAGGTTATTTATTGATAGGGTAAAAATGGACGGAGTCCATGGTAAGGGCGGCTCCGTTTCGTAGATGGTGAAGCTAAGCCATTAACTTAGGTGAAAGAAGTACACTTTAGAAACCTACTACTAACAGATTATTTGCCAGCTAAATGCGCCTCTCATTTAGGTCAAAAGGAGTGACCTGGCTAACATCTACTATTGCGATCTGCTTACGCTTCTCCCATGACATCACACCAGCGTCATATTCTGTTGGTAATAGCTAATCGTTTGGCTTTACGCATATCACGTTTAGCCTGGGCTTTTGCCTTTGCTTGTTTAATTTCTGTATGAGTTTGTCGTGGCTTCTCAGGCCACTTCATTAATAGAAAGTCGTTCATATTCTTCATGAAGCGTAGCATCATAGGTGCTTTACGCAGCTCAGCCATTCGTTTGTATTGTATTTCTTTCAATTTCTTTGTCACGTTCTTCTCTCCATTTAAATAAGTTTTTAGTGGTAGCTCTGCACATTTCTTTTTTACAAAGCGGTTCATCTTTATAATGATAAGGGCACTTATCATAATAACACTCAATCATTTTCTACTCCAAGTCTATATCTAAAGGCATTGTATCTGCTTTTCTATCTTCTTTTTCTCTAATTAATCTATGTTCAATTAATCTAGCATAACCTTGTATGTCATGCCAAGAATCAATATGAGTTGGATCTCCATTAATAATACGAGCTATTTTATGTTGAATCATTTCCAATGCTTCACGCATATCATCATCTAATCTATACCAATGTTGTCCTGCAGATTGCATAGCAAGTTTAAATTGTTGAGATAATGCTGCATGGTCTTTAAATTCACCATATTTTTTACCTCTTTCATCAAGAGTACTATCTATCTTCGTCATAATCATTTCCTTTATCAAAACTAACTAATGCCATGGCAAGAAATAAAATACATAACCATAGGCCTGCTAACCATTCATACCATTCCATTCTATTTATCCTCCTGGCAGTTATCAAAATAATCCCATTCAATATTGGCTATGATTACTCCCTCTATAATAACTAGTAAAGCAAAAATAATTGCTATTGTTGCACCATTTCTTTCTGCTACTTGAGCTATAGTCCAGAAATAACTATATAATATTCCATAAGCAGCTCCTACTATTACTATAATGACAGGAAGCATAATACAAGCTTTTGCAAAATCTGATGTGCCAAATAGTCCGAAACATTGTCTGTTTAATTTAATCATCCTTCTTCACCTTAAAATTCACAGATACTCTGTGATCAATTTGATGTAATTTAATACGCCATTCATGAGAAGTAGGAATACCAAGAGCTTTGGCTATTTCTGTTCTGGCTATTGTTGTATTAGCTGCTTTCACTACCTTAGTTTCTTTTCCAAAAGAACCAGCATATTCATTCATTATTCTGTTATATCCCATCTTTTGATATTATTATCACGCATCCATTTATAGTAATAATGTTGCATAGATGAACGCTTACATGTAAGACCTAATCGTTTATGTATAGCTGAATAAGTGAGGTGATACTTACGCATGGTATGTATCTGTTCAGCAATTTTAGGTGACATTTTCATTTTTATCAGCTCTTGCTTGTGCCTGGTCATTTGAATAGCTCCCTGAGCTATATCGTTTATTTAATTTATTATAATTAGCACTAAGTACTTCTTGCCGATCTATCTCAAGGCCTTGCCTCAATCCTTCCAGGTAAAATTCAATATCACCCAATTCTTCAACTACATTGGCTCTGTCCATTCTTTTACGATACATAACAGCTTTTTTGATAGCATCAAGAAGCTCTCCAACCTCACCTGCTACACCCATAATCATATGAATTATATGAGCATCTGTAGCTGTTAAATCACTACGTATTTCTTCACCATCTTTAGCTAATACTTTAACCATTTCATTGTATTCTTTAACTGTTACCACGGTAATACTCCTAAATATATGAATCGAAATAGAATAATAAAAGATATAATAATTGTGCCAATAGCAATAATTTGCTTATCGTTTTTACGCCACATATTGTTCTCCTAAAGAAAAGAAATGCAGGCCTTTCACCTGCTCGTGATCTCCGTTAAGAATCATATTGAGATGCGTATAATGAGGGAGGACTATGTGCAGAATCAGGCTCATTATACGCTTAAAAGGGTACTCACACCTCTCAACCTTTCCTGATTCTGCATTAAATTAGTATTTATACCTACTATATCCAAAAACCGTCTATTTTACAAAATCAGTCTTTAGCATAGAACAAAAAAAGAAGTCTATACAAAGTTGCCGGAGCAACTCTATATAGACCAAATCTCAACTAAGTGCATACTCTGCTTGAGCAATGTCTTTAGATAAGTCATTACTGACTTTAGTGACTATCCCATTAGTCATAGTAATTTCATTCAGAATATCCTGAAGTAGATTACTGTCAGCAATGGTGATGAGTATTTTGAGATAGTTTTCTCTTACCTCATTCATATAGTTTGGAGAGGCCCAAAAGCTATCATGAATAGTAAGTAATTCAAATCCCTGTTCTTCAGCCATACGATACATTTCACGGACAATATATCCATCAATGCTATGGATTACATTAGCTGCTAAGCTTAACCCATCCTCTTGTGGCTTATTAACATATACCCTATGCGTAAAGGTAGCATGTGAACCCTCATCATTAACGAGTTCATTTACTTCTACTTTTTTATCTATGGGAGCCATAACTTTAACAGAGGCTA